TGTTCGGCACGGCAGAATGGGCCGACAAGATGGGTCTCCTGAAGGAAGAAAAGCCGGCTGAAAAAACGACAGAGAAAAAGGAGGGAGCAGAGTGAACCGAAACAGTGAATACAGCTTTGCACAGAATCCACAGGTAGGAGTAAGCCGAAGCCGCTTCCAGCGGAACAACGACAACAAAACCACCTTCAACACCGGCGACCTCATCCCGATTTATCTGGATGAGGTATTACCCGGAGATACGCACGAAATCAACATGGCCTGTGTCATGCGTATGGCAACGCCAATCTTTCCTGTGATGGACAATGCCTTCTGCGACTTTTACTTCTTCTTCGTGCCGAACAGACTTCTGTGGGAGCACTGGAAAGAGTTTATGGGCGAAAACAAAGAAACCGCATGGACGCCCAAAACAGAATACAGCATCCCGCAGGTCACAGCACCGGCAGAAGGTTGGGCAGAAGGAACTTTGGCAGACTATCTTGGTCTGCCTACCAAAGTAAAGGGCATAAGCGTGAGCGCTCTGCCGGGACGCGCATACGGCCTTATCTACAACGAGTGGTTCCGAAACCAGAACATTACACAGCCCACACTCGTAGAAGTGACGGACGCAACCACAACCGGCAAAAACGACGGAAGCAAAACCAACGACAGCGCCATCACGTTGGCAAAGCCTCTCAAAGCGGCGAAGGTGTTTGACTACTACACCGGAGCTTTGCCGGAGCCTCAGAAAGGCGAACCTATTACGTTGCCTCTGAGCGGAAATGCGGCAATATTCATGTACAAAGACGATACGCTCAAAACCAAAGGAACTTTAAACAACAAAGAAACGCTGTTCCTGCAGGGCGGTTCCGGAGCACAAGGACAACTCTACAACAATAACAAAGCTCTGGCAGTAATGGGAGCAACAGCATCTGGAGGAACAACCGCAGACGCCGCATACTTGGGAGCAGACCTGACGACGATAAACGCCGCAACCATCAATCAGCTCCGACAGGCATTCCAGATCCAAAAACTGCTGGAAAAAGACGCACGCGGCGGCACGAGATACCGCGAAGTACTGAGGGAGCACTTTGGAGTTATCTCGCCCGACAGCCGGATGCAAATTCCGGAGTACCTGGGCGGCTACAGACTGCCTATCAACGTATCTCAGGTTATCCAAACCTCTTCGACCGACAACACGAGTCCGCTGGGCAACACGGCGGCGCTGAGTGTGACCACGATGAACAAACCTATGTTTACCAAGTCCTTTACGGAACACGGATTTATCATGGGACTCGCAGTGGTGCGAACCGACCAGACCTATCAGCAGGGTATCGAGCGCATGTGGAGCCGCACCGGACGATATGACTACTACTGGCCGGTACTGGCGAACATCGGCGAACAAGCTATTCTCAACAAAGAGATTTATGCACAGGGCAACGCAAAGGACAACGAGGCATTCGGCTATCAAGAAGCATGGGCCGACTATCGGTATAAGCCAAGTAAAGTTACCGGCCTGTTCCGAAGCAACGCAAAACAGAGTCTCGATGCATGGCACTATGCACAGGACTACGACACACTGCCCACTCTGAGCACCGATTGGATGGAGCAGGGCGAAGCGGAGATGAAGAGAACTCTCGCAGTGCAGTCTCAGCCGGACTTTATTGCAGACTTCTATTTTATGAACAAAACAACGCGGTGTATGCCGCTCTACTCCATTCCGGGACTCATCGACCACCACTAAGAAAGGAGGAAGCCGGGGAAACCCGGCCATTTTAGTATATGGGATTTTGGGCAGCAGCAATACCATTCTTAGGAACAGCAAGCAAAGTACTCGGAGGAATAGGAAGCGTCATCAATGCAGGCACAGGCATTTACAACGCGCTTAAAGGCACATCGGGAAGCGGTTCATCGGCGGCAGACAGTTACAACGAAATGCACAGCCAAGGCGGGTCGACAATGACCAGTGAAAGTGGCGTCAATATGGGACAGACGCAAGACCTTGCAAAATACTTCCTTGGGCAAAGCCAACAAGCACAGGGGATGCAGAGCCTTCAAAACAACAAAAATTCGCTCATGGCTCTGGGCTTAAACACTCTGGGGGCAATTCAGCAAGGCGTTTATAACCGCATCCAGCAAGACGCGGCAATGGACTACAATTCCGCAGAGGCGGCGGCAAACAGAGCATGGCAGGAAAGAATGAGCAACACAAGCTATCAGAGGGCTATGGCAGACATGAAAGCGGCAGGGCTTAATCCTATACTCGCCTATGCACAGGGCGGCGCAAGCACGCCCGCAGGCGCACATGCATCGATTGGACAAAGCTCCATCAATGCACCAAGCGTGGGAACACAAGCGTCAACCATGCCAACGATCTCTGGTTCGATAGCAAACTACAGCAAAACCAACGCGGAAAGCTGGAACTGGACGGACTCGAAAGGCGAAATGCACAGTAGCGGATATAACAGTTACCAGACAGATTTTCCGGACTTGACGCCTTGGCTCAATCAAAACAATAACAGCGGCAAAAAAACAGAAATGGGCGGTGGCAAAAGCCACGGCGCAGGCGCAGGAAGAGGCAGATAATGAGCTGTGAAAGACCACTTATCAGAGTATACAACCCAAACGACCATAACATAACAGGGTCAATCATGACCCTAGAAAAATACAGAGAAAGAGCGCATAATCCAGCGGCGACATACGAAAGCCTAGCATATAGAAAAGATGTCATGCTGCTACCATGCGGCAAGTGTCTGGGATGCAGACTCAGACAGCGACAAGACTGGGAAACCAGAATGTTGATGGAGTCAAAAACACTCACACCAGCATGGTTTTTCACTCTTACATGGAATCAAGAATATGTGCCAGGAATGATAAGAGCAACAGGCGAACTTATACGTGGAGCAGTACACCAGTGGACAAAGGGAGACGCGCCAGAAGTTGTGCAAATCCTATTGCAAGAGGACATGGTACTTTTTAACAAAAGACTCCGAAAAAAGCAAGAAATGTCCGATAAATGGGGTACAGACCTCAGATATTTTTATTGCGGCGAATACGGCGAAACCACAGGAAGACCGCATCACCATGCAATCTATTATGGGTTAGAAATACCAGACCTCAAGAAAAAAAGAGGCAATAATCCATACTTTGAGAGCGAAACAATAGACAAGATCTGGGGAATGGGCAATGTAATAATTGCAGAGGCGTCACCGGAAACAATGGCGTATGTAGCGGGATATGTGACAAAAAAAGCCTACGGCAACGACACAAAACGATACAATGAACTAGGGCTACCAGCACCTTACTGTTGCATGTCACGGAATCCGGGTCTAGGGTACGACTACTATCAAGAGCACAAAGAGCAAATGTACAAAGACGATGGGCTATATTTTAACGGCAAAAAAAGGCCCATTCCAAGGTACTTTGACAAGATGCAAGAAACTGAAAACCCCAAAAGGCTATGGGAAGTCAAAGAAAAAAGGCAGTCAAGTGCAATAAATGCACTTAAAGTCAAAATGTCAAACACAGACGTAACCATAGAACAGCAAGGGAAAATTAAAGAAAAGAATCTCAGAGAACGCTTTAGTAAATCAAGAGGGATTTTCTAAATGGTGTCAGTGGGCCTAATCCTATCAAGAAACGATTAGGCCCACTATTTATTTTCGCTTATTATATATAACTTGTTGTAGTAGTAGTAGTAGGGAGTGTTGAAATGTTGAATACTATGAATTTTTATCCTTGGAACGATATTTTATGGATTATTTTAATGTTGATACTTTTGTGGATAACTTGTTGAATTGTTGAAAATGTAGCAATATGCACAAAACCATTTGTGCAACTTTTTGTGGAAAACCTGTTGAAAGTGTTGAAAGTGTTGAAAACTGTGATTAAAGGCAGTCCGGCGAGCGAAACCAAAGAGTTACGTCATGCTCTTCGCACGGCGCACCGCGCCTACCGCATGACCTTCAATGCAAAATTCTTTTAAACTTTTTTGCAAAAAACTTTGATTTTTTCGATAAAATATGGTAGAATATAATCACAGAAAGGAAGGTGCTAGAAATGGCAGAACAGAAAAGCTACAAGTTTCTCATTATCGTGAACCACAACGATTGCACGAACACCAAAGAGATTAAGTGCATGACAACCAAAGGGGCAAGGGGCTTTTGCAGTAGGCTTGCAGACTTAAGAGGCATCGACTCTGTGGAACTGTACAGAATCGACAAAACAGAAATCTTTGCATGAAGTGAACAAAATGCTGTACGATGTAAGGATGCACAATTTATATGTGGGAAATCATAGACGTGAAAAAGAGGGCTTGACAAGCCCTCTTTTTTTTGATATAAAGAATACAGGAGGTGAATACAGTGACTTTTAAGGAAGTCAATGCCATTTTTGGCAAGCTGCGGGAAATCCTCGCAGTGCTGGACAAAATCTATCATATGCTGGAAGATAAGGAGTAAAGACATGAAGTGCTGGAACGTAAGAGACCAGACCGATACGACGCTTACAACAACACTCGCAAGGACCTACAAGGAAATCGAGGCGGCATACAAGCAGGTAAGACAGGCGGCCACCATCGAGGACGCAAAGTTTTATTTGGACATGGCATTCCGCAAAAAAGCATTTGCGAACGACATTGAGATGGAACAAATCAGAAGGAGAATCAACAATGGCGAAGAGGAGTAAGGTCAAAAAGTCGAAAGATACGAAAGTGTTTACCCAGACGGCGAAGAAAACCAAGGCCGTCAACGTAAGCCCGAAAAACATGCGAGGAGGCACAAGACTGTAATGCTGAAAAGATACTATGCAATCTATGACAAGGTAGCCAAGAGCTGTAGCGGGCTCTTCGAACAGCAGAACGACGCAGTCGCAAGCAGACTCTTTGAGAGCCAACAGAAGAACAAAGACAGCTTCATCAGCGTGAAGCCGGAGGACTTCCAGCTACACTATATCTGCACCATGGAGGACGAAACCGGCCAAATCATCGATAACACCAAAATGCTGGTGTGTGAGGGCAAGCCCAATGAGTGAGTTCAGAAGCGCATACAGCGGCCACGTGAGACATACGAGCCTGACCGGGAACGGACACGAACCCGAATACGAGTACAAAGTAACCGAAACCGGCAGAGAGCTAGTAAAAACCGGAGAAACCGACATCTATGCACTCATCCAGAGCCGTCTGGATGAAACGAAAATCGAAAACATTATCAAAAGAGCGACCTACGACCCGACGGCGCTGGGCGACCAGGAATGGCAGAACAGCGCACAGATGGTGGACATCACCGACGTGCCGACGGACTACCACACATGGTACAACCGCATAGAGGACGCAAAGAAGCAGTTTGAAGCCCTGCCTATCGAAATCAAAAACAAATGGGATAACGACGTAGAAAAATACGTCATGGCCTACGGCACGGCAGAATGGGCCGACAAGATGGGTCTCCTGAAGGAAGAAAAGCCGGC